GCATGGACGCAGCGCACTTGCACCTCACGACCGCTGCGGCTAAGGACGGCGGCATCGACGCGCTGGCCATGATCCATGACGATTACGGCACCCACGCCGCTAAGGCTCAGCGCCTATACGACTGCATCCGCCGGCAGTTCGTCATCATGTACGACATGCATGATCCCATCGAGGCTTTCCGCAAGCGCTATGACTTCCTGCCGGACGCGCCGGCTAAGGGAACCCTCGACATCCGCGAAGTCCTTCGCTCGGACTTCTTCTTCTCTTGATTGGTCCCTATCATACATGGCAACACCCTACCCAGCACCGCCGCCCAAGGCGCCAGCGTCGCCGCCCGTAGTCGTTGAGTTTCATAGGCTCAGCCTGCAAGCCTACGAGGACTTGGAGAAGGCTGTCGCCTATCTCCCGCACGCTGCGGCAGACACCACCAACATCCAAGCCGGCTTCATGCTCGGCGTGCAGCACGTCCTGCGCCTTCTGCGCAAGGGCTTCGTGGTCGGCGCATGATCGTCATCGATCAGTACCAGTCCGTTGAGGCGGCAATAGCTCACGTTGAGCCGTTGCTGCTTGAGCACTACGAGGAAGTTGCCTCTAAGGTCTACACACTAGACCCCGACTGGTCGCGCTACAGGCTGCTTGCCGCGAACCGGCAACTGCTGATGCTGCTCGCCTTCAAGGCTGACCGCTGCATCGGCTACTCCGTCAGCGTGCTCTCCGATCACCTGCACTACAGGCGGGACTACGTCGCTTACAACGATGTCCTGTTCGTGGCTAAGGAGCACCGGCACACCAGCGCTGGCGGCAGGCTCATGGTTCAGACGCAGTACGCCGCCAAGGCCGCAGGCGCTCGCGTCATGCAGTGGCATGCCAAGCCCGGCACCGCACTCGATGACGTGCTGAGCAAGCGCGTCCCTCTATTCGAGAACGTCTATCAGGAGACTCTTTGAAGTTCAACACCCTTGCCAACGTGGACACGTCCGCTACGGCTCGGGAGCTAGTCATGACGGCCCCGCAGTGGGATGCCTTTGTGTCACGTCAGGCCTTCGCAGGATCGCCACACGTAGATACTAAGTGCATCCCATTGCGGGGCGCTTCGTCGTTTCTGGACTCCTACAACCCTCACGTCAAGCGCCGGGCAACCGGCTTCGCTCGGCAGCTACCGGCTACGGCGGCGCTGGTCAACAGCGTCCTGGCCCGCATGAACGTGCGGACGGTCGGCAACGTGCTCGCCGTGGCCCTAGCCCCTGGCGGCTTCGTGCGCCCGCACATAGACGAAGGCGCCTATCCTAAGCATTTCGAGCGATTCCACATCGCCGTCACTGCACCGGAGGGCTGCTGGTTCAACGTGGATGGGCAATTCGCATTCCCGCAAGCCGGGGATGTCTTCTTCTTCAACCACCGTGTGACGCACAGTGTTGGCAACCCTCATCCTTCGGAGTGGCGTGTCCACCTGATCGTTGACGTTACTCTCAAGGAGCCAACATGAACATCCTTCACGAACGGCGCAAGGCCCTGGGCTACATGCCCCTGGTCGGCGCTGCCATCATCGGCGCTGCTGCCGTAGGCGCGGGCGCCAGCGCCTCCGCTTCGCGCACGCAGCGCAACACGGCCCGCGACGTGGCCACTGCGAACCAGTGGGCCGCTCAAGTCGAGGGCATCCAGCGCCAGCAGCAGGCCGATCAAGAGCGCGAGCAGACCCAGCGTCTGCAGCAGGACCAGCAGGCTTTCGAGACGGAGCGGCAGAACGCTCAGAACGAACAGGCCCGCCAACTGCAGGAGTCTGCCGCCGCTGCCGCTGCCGAGAACACCCGCCAGCTTGAGGCCAGCGCCCGGCAGACCGCCGCCGACTCGGCCATGAGTGCGCAGAATCAGCGCGTGTCCGACCTGACCCCTACCGTCGAGCTTGGCGGCAGCACCGGCACGAACAGCAACAGCGAGGCTCGCCGCCGCCGCGCCACCTTCCGCCCTGAGTACACCTCGGGCGTGACCATCTAAGGAGCCCGCATGTATGAATCCGCATCGCAGGTATGGTCCAAGCTAGACGCCCGGCGACAACCCCTGATCGACCGCTCTGAGCGCTACGCTGCCTTGACCGTGCAGAAGGTTTGCCTGCCTGATGGGTTCATCCCTGAGAGCATGGACCTCACGCACGACTGGCAGGCGCTCGGCGCACAGGCCGTGAACCATGTGGTCAACAAGCTGATGACCGCCATGTTCGCCCCGTCCCGCCCATTCTTCCGAGTGGCCGAAGGGCCGAAGACGAAGAAGCAAGCTGCGGCCATGAACATGACCGAGACGCAACTGGCCGATGTCCTCGCCAACATGGAACGCCAGTCTAGCAAGTCGCTCGACGAGCGCGGCCAGCGGCCCAAGCTCTACGCTGCCCTGCGACATCTGGTCGTTGTCGGCAACGTGCTGCTGATCATGGACAAGGAAGACCTCCGCGTCATGGGCCTCAAGTATTACTGCGTCCGGCGCAACTTTCAGGGCAAGGTCGTGCAACTCGTCATCCGCGAGAAGATGCGCTTCTGCGACCTTGACGCTCGCGTTCAAGCGATGTGGACTGGCCGCTACGCCGAGGACGATGAGGTCTGCTACTACAAGCTGATCAACTTCAAGGGCAGGCACGGCTACCACATGACCCAGTGGGTCGACGAGCAGAAGCTCCCGAAGGAGTGGGACGCTCGCTGGTCTGACGCCAAGTTCCCGTACCGCGCCCTGACCTGGGACTTGGCGGACGAGAGCGACTACGGCACCGGACTGGTCGAGGACTACGCTGGCGACTTCGAGGCGCTGTCGCAACTGGCCGAGGCCATCGTGACCGGCGCAGTCATCGGTACGGAATTCCGCTGGGTCGCAAACCCCAACGGCGTCACAGACATCGCGGACTTTCGCAAGAGCGTCAACGGCGACACCATTGCCGGCGTAGCCAAGGACGTGGGTGCCATCACCCCGCCCGTAGCCGAAGGCGTCAAGACTGCTCAGGTCGTGGCGCAGGAGTACATCCAGCGTATCTCGCGCGGGTTCCTCATGACCTCTGCGGTAACCCGCAACGCTGAACGCGTGACGGCTGAGGAAGTACGCATGAATGCGCTAGAGCTTGAGGGCGCCTTTGGTGGCACCTACTCGGCTCTTGCTCCGCAGGTGCAGAAGCCTGTCGCCCAGTGGATGCTCGACGCCTCCGACTTCGGTCTAGGCGGCAGTGACCTCAGCATCGTGATCGTGACCGGCCTCGACGCACTCTCCCGCAACGGCGAGCTTGAGTCTCTGGACGTGGCCTTCACCAAGCTGGCCAAGTTCGCCACTGCACCCGAGCCCCTGCTCAATCGCACGAAGTGGCAAGAGCTTTCCGACTTCATCGGCCAAGGCTGCGGCATCGACCTGAAGCGCTTCATCATGAGCGAGCAGGAGTATGCCCAAGTCCAACAGGCCATGATGGCTCAACAGGCAGCACAAGAAGTTCAAACCGCAGGCGGCGTGGCGCAAGCCGAAGCCTCTGCACAACCTCAAGGAATCTGATCTACATGACCACCGAAAACAACGGCGCCGCTGGCGCAGCCACTCCTGAAGCTACTGCCGCTGCTGCGGCTGCTGCCGAACTGGCCGCTAAGGGCGCTACTGGCACCGGGGGCGCTCCCGCGTCCAAGGCGCCAGCCGGTGAGCCGTCTGCCCTGCCCGTCGCTGAAGGCGAGCCGGGCGCCAAGGGTGAGATTACCTACAACCCCACGGGCGACACGGGCCTCGACATGGCCCTAGCCTTCGTCGGCAAGAACGGCTTCGGTCCTGACCATCCGGCCATGATCGCTGCCATCAATGGCGACTTCGGCCTGCTCCGCGCACAGCTTGCAGAGAAGAACGTGCCCGGCTCGGAGGCCTATCTGGCCCTGGCCGAGAAGGCCTACAAGTCGTTCGACGAGAAGCACAAGGCCCAACGCGAGAGCGACAAGGCTGCTGTCCTCAAGGTCGTGGGCGGCGAGGAAAGCTGGTCCGCCATTCAGGAGTGGGCCAAGGCCAACGCCGACGAGAGCGAGAGCGCTGCCCTCAATGACCTGCTCGGCAAGGGCGGTCAACATGCCGTCATCGCTGCCGGCTTCCTGGCTGCTCAGTATGAGCGTGCCAACGGCGGCGCTGGCGGTGCGGAGACTGACGGCGCAGGCCCTTCGGCGGCTGCTGCCCGTGGCGCACCCGCTGTGTCCGAGGACGCCCTGAGCCCCAAGGACTACGGCGCTGCCGTCATGGAAGCCCGCCAGAAGCACAACGCCCGCGAAGGCCGCTTCGAGGACTCTGCTGCCTACAGCAAGCTGCTGCAACGCCGCGCCCGCTTCAAGGGCTAATAGGTCTGGTACCTATCATATAGGGCTTTCGTTGCCCTGACCGATCCCTCAGTTTGAGGGTCACACCTCAACTGCAAACAACAAGGAGCCAATCATGGCACTTACCGAGAGTTTCAATATCCAGCGTCCGGGTCAGAAGAACGGCGCAGGCGCCATCGATGCAATGCACATCGAGGAGTACACCGGCGTCGTCGAGAAGACGCTGGAGCGCCAGTCCGACATCACCCCGCACGTGCCCTTCCGCTCGGTTCGCGGTACGTCGATGATCAGCAACTTCGCCATCGGCCAATCCACGCTGCAAGTCGTGACGCCGGGCCAAGTGCTCGACGGCACCAAGAACGACTTCAGCAAGAAGGTTCTGCATGTCGAGAAGCACATCGCGGCTCGCAACGTGATCCCGAACATCGAGGTCTTTCAGACCGAATACGATGCCCGCAAGGAAATCGGTGAAGAGCACGGCAAGCTGCTCGCCAAGTTCAAGGA